TTGCTGGTGTAAGAGTTGCATCTCCACCATCTACAACCATAGTAATTATTTTTACTTGTCCAACAGTTCCATTTACAAGTGAGAAATCTTGAGCACCACTTGTAGTAATTTCACTAATTAATGTTGTAGGACTAAGTGCAACTGAAGAACCACTACCAGCAACAGCATCTACTTGACCAATAATAGCACCACCAAGAATACCACTAAAAGTAGCTGCATTGATTGAGGGTGCAGTTAAAGTTTTATTTGTTAATGTCTGTGTTGCAACCTCTGAAACTAAAGTTGAGTTACCACCAGTTGGCAATAACATTGTATTCGTTACACCAGCACTATGTGGTTGTGCTACAATTTTTTGTCCATGTGAGTTTTGTCGGCAATTAAGTTGTATCTGACCCTCAGTTGTACCACTACCCCTTACCTCAATAATTTGAGTAGCAGGGTCTACTATTAAGTTACCACTCGCTGTTGTAGTTGTACCACCAAGAATTGGTGCAGTTAGTGTTTTATTAGTTAATGTATCTGTTGTTGCACGACCCACTAACGTATCTGGTGAACCACTAGGTAAAGTCAAGTTTCCAGAATTACTGATAACACCAATAACTGGTGCTGTCAATGTTTTATTGGTTAATGTCTGAGCTGCAGTTCTTAATACAACAGTATCAGATGTTAATGCAGTACCATTACTAATGGCACTATTTGCAACACCATTTATTTTTCCAAATAAATCTTCAAAATTTTCGTTGATTTTGTCAGCACCAACTCTTAAAGTATCACCAGTTCCATCATTTGCAGAACTACCAATACCTACCTTTTGATATGCCATTTGAGTCTCCTAAATTCTCTTATTATTTATAATGTTTTTTTAACCCACATCAAACTTTATAGATGATGTGTCAAACTTAGTTCCAGTTTCATCATATGATGTATAAACAGTACCAGCGGACTGTCTTGTATTACCACCACCAACATCTTCATCAAAAGTATTTAACGAATCGTCAAAGGTTATAAAGTTATTACTAAATGCATTTACTCCAGTACCACTTGATGTAATAACAATTGCCCCAGGCGGTGGAACATTATGTCTTGTTTGTCTTGCAAGTTCTGGTATATTACCATTACTATCTGTTACTTGTTCAAGTCTTATATTACCAAATTGTTCAATCGTAAAATATGCATTATCGTCATGAGAACTTCTTGCAGTTCTTTTAATGCCTGGATAATGAGGAATAATTTCATCTGACCCACCAAGTGGTGGAACTGCAAACGCATACTTAGGTAATAAATCTACTGTAGGCCCAACTGTACCTCTTGAACCTAAACCTCTGGTTGCTCCTACAACAACTGTGTTAATTCTTGAAAGTGTAGTATCTCTAGTAGTTGTTGTTAAATCTGTATGACTATCTACATCAACTTTAGGTGATGACCGTAAAGATGTACCATCATCTACTGTTCCAATTCTTCTACCAAATACGGTAGTAATAAGATTTGTAAGTAGTGAAGCAAGTTCTGGTGTAAATGAATCTAGTGTCTGTGCAACCACCCCTGCTCTTACAAAACTTTTGACTTCAACTTCACCAAAGACCGCCCAACCAGCAGGGTGAACAGTTGATTTAATTGCATCTCTCCATGTGTTAATTGATTCACCAACTTTAACAACATATGAATAATCTTGATAATAATTACTATCTTGTATTCTCATAACATCAGATGATAGTTTACCCTCTTCACCTAAAAAATCTCCAACAGTTGTTGTTATGTTTCCAACACTAGATGTCATACTTGCAGTACCAATGTTTGCAATAGTACCAGATGCCCCACCAGCAGCAACTGTATTACCAACAGCAAGATTTGCAGTTGTATCCATTGATATTAATTGTCTATCAGCATCAAACGCAGTAATAGTTCCAGAATGAGAAGTCATGTTAGCGTTAGGAACAAATGTTCCAGATATATCTTTTAATATTGCGTGTCTAAATGCGTTAAAGGTAGGTGCAGAAGAATAATTAAATCCATTGTTTGTAATCTGAATAGAGTCAATACCACCAATAGTATTTGTAGTTGCAGCTTTTAACTTTGCACCATTACCACTTGTTGTTGATATAGATGTTATCAAAGGAAGTTTAGTATAACCAGAACCTTTATTAATTATTCTAATATCTGTAATAGAACCTGCTTCGTTAGCATTACTACCAGGCGCATCGCCAAATGTTGCGTCTTCTAAGACAATTTTTAAACCATCATATGCATCATTATAAAATGATTGACTTTCTGGTTCACTTGTGATATGGTCTGTTGCAGACATTCCATAAGCTGCAAGACTGCCTGTTTCTGGACTAATTGCACCACCAACAACTGAAATTTGAGCAGATGCATTAACACCGCCTGTTCCAGTATTATTAAAATTAATTGTATCACCTATTGCATAATCAGTACCAACATCATCAATAATAATTTCATCAACAGTTCCAGTAGTTATCTGTTCTACGATTGCAGTACCAGTATTACTAGAACCACTAACAGCACCCACATTAATTTTTTGTCCAATAGTATAATATTGACCACCATCAGATATAGATGTGCCAGTAATAATTTGTAATAGTGTTAATGAAACATCACCATCAGTAACACTAGATGTTCCTACTAATTGCTCACCAGATTGAAATGTTTCATCAGCAGTATCTTCATCAACTTCTATTTCATAAACTGTTGTATCTGATTCTCTAAATGATACTACTGAAACTGGTATTGCAGTTGATGTTGTAGTTTGACCAGTTATTACTTGTCCAATTAATTCAGCAGGATTACCAGAATTACTTAATGCTCTGATAATTTTTTTCCTTGTCCAGTTTCCATCTGACAAACGAATCATCTGTTCGTTTGGATAACTAATAGTTGGTTCTTCATTTAAAAGTAATCTGAAAAATAATTCGTGTCCTTTTTTAGTTCCCTTTTTAATATAAAGGTCACGAATATTTTTTATAAGTCTTCTCTTATCAACACCAGTTGCAAGATTGTCTACAATACCCTCTAAGAAAGCATCTCTAAAATTATCTAAGAATTGAAATATAGTCGCATCAACATTTGACATATTTAAAAGTTGTTGAATACTTGTTACTGGGTTAGGTTTGTAAGTTGCGATTGTACCAGTAGAGTTTGATGAACTACCAGTTATAGTTTCACCGACAATGAATCTATTTTGAGATGACACAAACAACCTTGCAGTAGAACCATCTACATCATCAACTAAAACAGTTGCAGTTGCTTTTGATTCATTACCAGTAACAGTTTCACCAACTGTAAATTTAACTACTGAGTCTTCAAGAATAACTTTTTCATTTGCTTCACTCAACATAAAATTAATAGAAGTTGTTTCTTGTCTTAAATAATTATTGACCTCACTAAATGTTATTTCTGCACTCTCAAGAAACTGATAATAGAGTTTTACAAATTTTGCAAAGTCTGGGTGGTCTGCTTGAATAAATTCAGGCAGTTGATGTTGTATATGAGTTGATACCTTATTTTTTAAGGCGATGTCATTAATCGACATTGTTAGTACCCACTTGAAGAACCAGAACTTGAACTGCTAGATGCGTCAGAAGAACTTGATGAAGATGTTGATGTTGAACTTGTAGCAGTTGTTTCTCCACTATATGAACTTGTTACACTTGCACCAACACCAGCAGAAGTACTTCCACTTGCAATCGTATCAGTCGTTGCACTTATTGTTAAATTACTTGTATCTAATCTTAATACTTGATTACGAACACCAAGAACATCATTTGAGTCTGGTGTTACTAAAATTCTAAATGAAGAAGATGTCACACCGTCAACTGAAGATGTGGATGTTATGTTTAGATTTGTTAAAATTATCTCACCAGTTTTATAATTTATTGTACCTGCTGTAGAATCTTTGTATGTTATAGTTGTACCGTCAACAAGATAAAACATTCTAATATTACCATTACCATCATCATTTAAAAACATTTCATTTGTATCACCAGAGATAAAGAAACCAGTAGAACTTACAATTCCACCACTATCCATCATATGTCCACCATGTGGATTAAATAAAGCATTTCCAAATGGAATAATATATTTTGTTCCTTTATTTAAAGTAGGTGTTACACTTTTAGATAATTTAACTGTTGTAATGTTTGAGGTAATAGCATCATCACTATCATCAACTATACCAACGACTTGAGAATATCTGAATACTCCATCAAACTTTGAAAGATTCTCAGTTCCAAATTCTAAAATTTTTGTTCTAACATTTGATATTAATGTTTCTGGTGTTTTTGTTGTATTTTTTGAATTGAATTGAAATACAATATTTAATCTTATATCAGTAAATTCTGGGTCAACAATGACTGGAGTTACAGAAGCAATAGTAAATGATTTTTTTAAATCTGCAACTATCTGTTTTTTTGCAGCTGCAGTAATACTTCCTAAAGTCGGAACAATAGAAATATAAACCCTACCATAAAATGGAATGTCATTATCTTCACCACCATAAACTTGAACCGACTTTGTGTTAGGATAAACTTTAGGTACGATTGCTTTAAAATCATTTGTACTTACTGCACGACCTTGAGCAGCATAATCTAATGGTGCATTTAATTTTATTGACTGAATACTTTCTCTCTCTGAACCACCTTCTGCTGAAGTAACTGTAAGGATACTTAAATCTGTTATAGTTGAAATAGCAGAACTTGTTGAGAAACTTTGAGCGCCATTTGCGTCTGTTTTATTAGTAACGACATATCTTAAT